AACTAATTGAAACTGCATATCTATTTCTATCAATATCTGGATTTGCTAAAATCTGTACTAGTTTAATTCTTGGTTCAAAGTTATTTAAAACTTCTTCTATCTTTCTTTGTAGATTAAGAGCAGTCAATGGTGTAACTGGTTCAAATAATAATGCTCTTACATTACCACCAATCTCTGGATGGAATGGTCTTTCAAAGTGATTAGTTTGAATTAAATTTCTAACACTTCTTTTAACTGCCTCAACGTCAGTCAATTTGTTTACATCATTTGTTACAGTATTACGTCCAAAGTCTAAATCTAAATCTTTATAGATTTGATTTGATCTTTTACTATTGTTAGATACGTTTTCTACACTATAACTAGGCATAACAATATTTATACACGATTATCCAGAAAACACATTAGAACTTCCAGTCGAAGCAGCATTAGGTACCCAACTACCGTGACCACCTGTTGCGTCACCAACTCTATGAATAGCGATACTATTTACTCTTACTGTAGAACTTCCAGCCACCGCAGGATCACCACAACTTGTTGTATCACCAACTCTAATCGAAGCAGCGCTGTTTATTCTAACATTAGGAGAACCACCTGTATATGCTGTTTGATGAAAAGGGTTAGGTGTTGGACTAGCGTGTCCTATGTGAACATCTAAACCTGATCTAACACATGCTGGCATTTATTTTCCTTGTGAGTTGTAAACTTTAAATGATCTTTTACGAGATTTGTTCATAGAACTCATTTTTACTCTTTTACTATTACCTTGTGATGTTCTTTTTGGCATTCTTTCGTGTGCCACATAACTTTTTGCTAATTTTGCCATTATCTACCTATTTTCTTTTTTCTTCCAAGAGGTAATTGAATTGAACTAACAATTTTTTTACCTTTTTTACTAATATATTCAAATCCGATCAATTGATTTTTAAAATTTTCTTGTACTGACTTGATTGCCTTCTTTAAACTTGTATTTTCTTTTTTTTCTTCTTGTCCTTTGTCATTCCAGAACAAAAATTCACGCATTTTTGCCATTTTTTTAAGCTCCATTAAATAAATCTTCGTTATTTGTTAATTTTTCTTCTTTTTCTTCGTGTCTGCAGTTACCACAACACTTAATTTCACCATTGCCATCGTAATCTTTCATACAATCGCCACCACAGTGACAGTCGTGTCCGCAATTTTGACAATATTTCATAATTTTTTCCTTTTTTTACTATATTTATCTTAAAATTTACAAGTGGCTTGAGCCGTGGTTGTTCTATTTTCAATTATATTTTTAATTTTGTCTTCTGTATTGACTTTTTTATCACTTGATTCGTTTTTTTCGCCTGATTCTAACTCAATTTTTGGAAAAATTTTACAATTTTCGAGTTTTTTTACACAACCAGAACAAACCGTGAACAAAAAAAGTAAAAAAGTGAGTAAAATAAGGGGTTTTTTATGCATATTTTTTTGGTTTAACCTATTGACAATCGTATTTATTCCTGATAGATTAGCTAGTATGAACAATAAAGGAGTAAACACTATGAAAAACAATATCGGTGACGAAATGAAAATCTTTAACAATCATTTATTTAGTATGAGTGTTGATGAGTTAAACACTACTAAAGATTTAATTAATGATTTGATTAAAAGTAAAGTTAAATCAATCTTAAAAGTTGGTATGAAAGTAAATGTAGTACAAAAAACTAAAAAGACCCCAGGTGTAATTACTAAAATTATGCAATCAAAATGTTTAGTTGATTTGTCTGGTAGAATTTACAGAGTACCAATGTCAATGTTGGAGGCTGCGTAATGAAAAAAAAGATATACGAATATATGACTTTAGTTTTCGCAATAATAGGTACACTATCAATGGTTGCCGCAGTTGGTGCGATAGAGTCGGATCAATATTTACTAGGTGCATCAGCAGTATGTACTGGTATTGCTAGTTATATTATGACTTTGTTCTCACAAAGTTTATATGCTGAAATAGAAGCTAGAGAAAAATCATCTTGGAATGATTTAAACGATTATTACATAAACGGAGGAAAATAATGTCATTTGGAAAAAATCAAAATATTATGGTAAACAATTTATCAATCGTAAGAAATATAGCATACAAAAAAATTAAAGATATGTCGAAAGATGTAAAAGAAATTGTTGAAGTTGAACAAAACCTTTTAGACAGAATTGATATTAATATGAAAAATGCTATTAATAAAATTATCAACGATTACAAATGTGAAAGATTAACAGGCGTAATTAAAATTAAATAAAAGAGAGGATACATTATGATAAAAGTAGAACAAAAAGCAGAAAACATATATGAAGGTATTTCTAATATGATGTTAGGTGCCAAAAAAGATTATGAACAAATGTCAACTAGTTATGGTAAAAAAGAATTAGAAGGTTATTCTAAAGAACAAGTTGATAATTGGGATAACAAAACAAAAGTAAGTATGGGTAAAAAGTATATTAAGATTGTACAGGGTAATAGTGTATTTGCTTTTGTAATGAGAGAAGACTCTGGTAGATTTAAAAAAGGTGATATACTAAAAGCCGCTGGTTATAATAAACCTGCTTTAAACTCGGCAAGAGGTAATGTACTTGAAGGTAATTATGCCATTCAATGGACAGGACCATTGTATTTAAGATAATGGCAAAGTATCAAGTCATCAAAGACAATAAGGTCTTAAAAGAATTTGACAAGCCTATGGATGCGGCCATATTCGCTACGAATAATGAGTATGGCCCAGGCATGTCAATTGTTACTGACGATAAAGAAGCGTCAGAAACTTGGACACATTTTGAATATAAGGAAAAGTTATAATGGACAAATATCTTAAATGGATAGCGACAGGATTTCTAATGATCGGTGCCGCATTAAATTCACTTAACATTTATCCTTGGGGTCCTATCGCTAATTTGTTTGGTGGTATGACTTGGTTAATCGTTTCTATTATGTGGCGTGAAGCCGCACTCATCACAACTAATATTGTATTAGCGACAATTACATTTATTGGTTTAATTTATACTTACACACATTAAAACGCAATCGTAGTTTAACGGTAAAACGTCTGCCTGTGGCGCAGAAGTTGATTGTTCGATTCAATCCGATTGTACCAAAATTTTTAGATTAAGTGAGAGGTGAGTTATATGTGGAGGAACTCACCTCTCTATGATAGACCGAAGTCTATCGTGGTGTGGTATAGTTATTTATACAACTAAATGCCTTGCATTCTAGGATCTTTTGTAAAAATATTCTTTTTCGCCTTTGGTCTGGCGATACTATCTTTACTTCGTTTTCTTAACTGGGCCCTAGTAGATTCACTAACTCGTCTTTCTCTTACTAAAGCCTTTAGGTCTCTTATTAAGTCCATATTGGCCTCCGATTGTGTTAGTGCGTTTCTTCGGCATTGTGCCTACTTCCGTCCGTTTCAGGATAAACGATATAATTATTTATTCAACTTTTGAAACAGCATCCTTTAGATTTTCTAAAGGTACTAAACCTAAGTCTAATAGATAACCTCTTTTACCTGCGGCTCTTTTAGATGTAAACTCTTTTACAAATTCATCTATTCCTGGTATTACACCTCTATGTTGATCTTTTACATAAAAGTATAATGGTCTACTAATAGGATAAGAACCATCTTGTATTGCCTTTAAAGATATTTCTACACCTTCTATTTTATGAGCTTGAACTTTATCTTTTGAATTATCATAGTAAGAAAAACCAAAGATACCAAAGTATGTTGGCTCACCTACTAACTTGTTAATAATCAAAGTATCGTTTTCACCCACTTCAATAACTGCGCCATCTTCTCTTAATAAATTACACTCTTTACCTTTAATATGTTCTGGACAACCTTTTTTCATAACTAGATCATTCCAAGCATCCCTTGTACCAGATGTTGCTGGTGGTGTTAGAATTGCTATTTTATAGTCTGGTAAACTAGGATCAATATCTGACCATTTAGTTGGTTTAGAACCAAGGTCTGACATTGCTTCCCATAGATGTTTTTTTGTAAAGTTATATTCTTTACCTTTTACTGAACTTGTAAATGCGATACCATCTAATCCTACAATAACTTCTGTAATATCTGTGACACCATTTTCTTTACAAAGTTTTATTTCTTTTGATTTGATCTTTCTACTTGCGTTTGACATATCAGGTGTATTAACACCAATGCCTTTACAAAATAGTTTCATACCACCACCAGTACCTGTAGATTCAATTACAGGTGTTTTAAAATTTCCTGACTTACCAAATCTTTCTGCTACTACTGTTGAAAATGGATATACTGTTGAAGAACCAACTATATTAATTTGATCTCTTGCATAACTAACTGTTGTCATCAATGACATAATAAAAGCGATTACTAATAATCTCATTCTAAACTCCTTGTTA